AATACCTAATAACCTACCTGATTTGCCTTCTGAAACTGCAATAGTTCCTTTAGCTTTTAATTCTTTTATAGTTGCTTCTAATTTTTTTTGTCCAACAATAGCTCTATCTTCTTGCAGTCTGTCAGTAACAGCGTCTTGTTGTGCGTTCATAGCAGCATCAGCAGATAAAGCGGTTCTTTCTGCTGCCTGATAAGCGTAAGATGCTGTTTGTCTAGCTGCTTTATTTTTAGCTGCTGCACCTGCTACTTGTGTTACAGCACTTAAAGCAAGAGAAGCGTTAAATAAGTTCCCTGCAAGTCCAGTTAGTCCTAAAGCTCCTGCTACAAAACACATTATGCTATCCTCATGAATTGATAGAAAGGTTTTTTATGCACACCATATTCTTCATGATACTCGATAAACTTAAATCCTAAACTTTTTAACCACTTCATAGCTGCTTCGTTTTCTGCATATACCACATTATATAAAATTGTATATGATTTCATTAACTCATCAACCCAAATCCTACCTTTTCTAATTAATTGTATTCTATATTTTTTATTTGAAAATAGCTCATCAGTAGAAACCATATAGATACAGCCATTATGAGTTACTCCACAGATACCAATAGGATTATCTTCATCTCCGCAGATCGCCATAGTTTCTTTACTAGCTAAATATGAAACCTTCAACGCAGTTTCAGCATCTTGATCGGTTTGATAGATAGCTTCTAACTTGTCCATCTCTCTCATGTTGATACTTACATAATGCAAGTCTTTAAGGGTACATTTTCTTAAATGCCCCATATTAGATTCTTCTACTCTTCATGTGGAACATAGCTTCAAACTCTGCACTAGCTAATAACGTAGGTAAGAATGTTTTATTCTTTACATCTATATCTACACCATCAGCCCTACTCATTATTGGAACTCTAAAAGTACCTGACTCTAAATTAAGTTGTCCTATAAGTGATGAAGCAGCACCCAATAAACGACCACTAAATTTATGGGTGCTAGTGTCTCTATGTTCAGGTGTTACTTCTACTTGAAAGAAACCACTCTTCTCAAACTTAATATAGAAATGATGTAGCTGTACTCTGGAACTAATAATCTCTGCACTATTTTGTTGTGCTGTTTCTGTAATTCTTTGTTTACTAAATCTATAGTGCATATCGTAAGGTTCTCCTACTATAAACTTTGATAGTCTGTAGTCTCCATCTGCTTCTATTGTTGTAGTAGAACCATTAGTTAAGTTTGTTGATTGAATAATAGTTGCAGGTTTTAATGTTTTTGTTACTCCATTCTGGTCAACAAAAGTACTGGTTTCACTTGATGTTAAATATCTTCCTACTACATTCATAGTTGCCCTTAATCTATAAGGCAAAGTAAATGTAGATTTTTTAGTAGTGCTGTTATAAGCAACAGATACACCTGTAGTTGCTTCATTTACTTTGTGATCTAAATGATATTCAAACTCTGCATTAGGTTCTTTGTAGTCTGTTTCAAAAGGCAGCTTTTCTAAAGTAACTTTATTAGCTTCTTCAATTACCATAAACAAATCTGTACCTATAAAATCAATATTCTTTATAGACCTGTTTTCATTAATAGTAAAAGTAAACCAACTGTTTAAAACTTTCTGTCCTTGCTGACCAAATAACCAACGATTAACAAATAACTTATTTGGATTATCAGTACCTAAACAAACTAAAATGTCTTGGTTATTAGAAACTGCAAGTTTAAAAATATTACTTGGTATTAGTCTTGGTACATGAATAGTAATGTTTGCAGCATCTTTAACTGTTACATCTGACTGTGTTATATATTCTCTGATACCTGCAAAGCTTCCTTTCTTAGTTAAGAAATAAATACTAGATCCAGAACCTACAGGTTGTGCTTGGTCACTAGATTCAAACTCAGTTGCTACAAGTACGTTAGCTGTTAAAGGAGTTAAAGTATCTGATGAACTGGATAATACAAACTGCGTTTGTTCAGAGAATAGAATTAACTGTTCTCCCATAGTGACTGCGTGTTTTAAAATAGCAACTTTAGTATGAGAAGCAGCTACATCTATAGGGTGTGAGTCAACAATAGTTAAAACTGTATCAGGAAAGAAATTAAAAAATTCAGATACTTCAGACAGAATTACATTGTCATCTGCCAATAGTCCTAATCTGTTTCTAAAGAAAAATACGTTATTTATTTTACGACCAATAAATGTAGGGTCTGGGGCAGAAATCTCATCTCCTGCTGTACGTTCTCCCCATTTTGGTAAAGTGTAATCCGTTCCACTTATAGTATAAGTATCCCCATCTACCCTTGCAAATCTAAAATTACCATCAGCTTGCCTTACTAATATATGTGGCATGGTGGAATAATTAAATTTAAAAGGAATACCTGCTTCTATATTTTCTTCCCATTGCCCTTCTTCAAATGCACCTCCGTTATTAGTAACAAACTTCACATAGTAATTATCAAAGTTAGTATTCTCATCTCCTTTTACTTCTACGATATAACCATTAGGAGAAACAGTAGGCAAGTCTGTAAATCTTTGAACTGAATCTTTTACTATTTTTAATTGTGTATTACCTTGAGTGTCATTACCATCAATAGAAAAATTACTACCATCTGTTTTCTTTACATGAATTACACTTCCATTTCTAGCAATAGTAAATCCTGAAAGTCCTGAGTTAAGACCTGATTGTAAGTCAGAAGCAACTTGTGACGTGCTGAGAGATGAGTCGTTGGTTGTGTCATCTGTGACTGTAACCCCATCAACTGTTACTGAGTAAACAGTATCATTAGAAACCTGCTCTACAAATATTATTGCTTGTGTAATATTGCCACTTGATAAAGTTGTGTCCATAGCAGCAACTACACTTGTATTCACAACAAATGTATAGTCAGCAATAGTAACAGTTTTTATTTCATCTCTAGGAGTAGATGTATTTAAGTAGGTAGTGCCATCAGGTTTGTTTACAGTCTTTTCATTCCCTGCCAAGTCATAGACTTTTACATTCCCATTACTAAAAATAGCTACATACTGTTCATTTGTATCTCTATTAATAGTTTGAATATGAACATTACCTAAAGTTGAAGTGCTTAAAGCAGTAACAAATTGAATACCTGATCTTTTAACAAGACCTACTACTGGGTTACTATCAGCATTGTCTTGTATGTCAGCGTGATCCGATTGTTTAGATGAGTCAGAAGATTGAGAAACACCTCTAAGTAAAGTAGGTATAGCTCTTGATACAATTCCCATAGTTATCTGTTAAGAACATCAGCAGGTGTAAATGTATTTATAGGATTATTTAAATTTGGATCGCCTGTCAATACATTATGATCTGCATTTGATAGGTCTGTGTCCATCAATATTGATCTTGCTCTAGCTTCATCTTGTGCTGTATAAGTTCTTAGTCCATCATCTCCTACAGTTCTATCAACAAAAATTCTTGCAGCTTTAATATTCATATATCTTCTGGCAGGTTCAGGGATCTCATCAAATTCTCTGAAGTATGTAACATGACAAGTTAAGTCTTCATCAAAAACATAAGTATTATTTTTTCTGTCATATAATTTTAATCCTCTTTGTATGACATCAAGTGTTGAATGGTCATATACATTGGTATCTATTTTTAAAATGTCAGTTCCTATTGCTATTTGATTACTAGCATCTCTAGTAAATACAACATTAAACTCTTGATTAAAAGACCAACCTTCTGTTTGTACTTCTTTATTTACTTCGGTTAAAGTTCTTTGTGCAATGACAGCATCAACAGGAAGAGTACCGACAAGACTGTTAATAGGTGCTTCGCCTATAGCAGCGAGCATGATATTAATACATTCAAGTTCGGTGGTTGCAGCTACAGCCATTCTTCTTTACTTTTTTTTTGATAGCTTAAGAGCCATGAGTTTATTTTTTTTAGCAGACTTTTTTTTGTCTGTCTTTTTAGGTCTACCTACTTTGCTTCCGTAAGTACCTTTCCCCATCGGTGGCATAAAAAAAAAGGGTATCTAATAATAGAATACCCCATTTTAAGAATTTAGGTAGATTATGAAGCAGACAATTTAATTGTTGCTGCACACTCTGGTCTTAGGATTCCATGCCCAAGTGCGTACTTGGCGATCATCAATGTTGATTGATACATAATCCCATAATCTGCACCTGAGATTTCAGTTGTCATGTCTTGCAACTTGACTGTGCCGACTGCGGACTTATGGAATACCAAACCTAGCGTCTTGCTATCATCTCCTGAGTAAGTGTTATTAGCACCTGAAGGGTTAGAGCCTACGTTAGATTGTGGTACGTTGTTAGACATCATGATAGGGATACCTGCAACCTGTGTTACTGTACCTGCTGCAACAGAACCATTACCCTGTGGGTTAAAGTCTGTATTCATAACTCTGGTAGCAGATTCAGGAATCTTATAAAATTCCGCAGGTGGCAACACACAGTATCTATCTGTGCTTGGAATGTCACGAGTGTCAAACTCTTGAGCTATATCATAGATAGCTGCAACCAGTTCATCTCCTGTTACGTCAGATGAAGCTGTATTACCATTAGCAAGTGTTAATACAAGACCGCCATCATCTCCACTAATAGTAGCTGACGCACGACTCGCATTAGCAATTACCTTCGCTACGTTTTGATCGTATGTTTTTGCTAAAGCCTTTCCTAATTCAGAACTATAGGTAGCTCTTACATCATAATGATTCTTAAGCTCATCAAGCCGAGCGACTACCGCTTGGGCGATTAACATATCATCAATATTTATCAAAACCTCATTAGCTTTGATTTGGTTCGCCCCTACTAGGGGTTCTCCGATTACATGATAGGCAGCAGTGGCCGTACCAATTTTTGGAAAACTGGCCGATTTGCCTGAAGCAATAGTACGGACAGATTGTAGTTGCTCGTTGAAAATATTATTCTGGGCAAAACTTGTTAGAACTTCTCCACTAAAGACTTTAAGAAAAAGTTCGTCAAA